TCTGTCATTAGTATCCATAACCTCCTTGATTCTGTTGCGTATTATTATTTTGCTGATTAGTTTGTTGTGTAGTTTGCTGATTAGTTTGTTGTGTAGTTTGCTGTGTTGTCTGTTGTGTCGTATCTGTATTTACAGTAATATTGTCATCAGTATTAGTGGTTGTCTCAGTGCCTGTAGTTGTTTCTTGTGTAGTTATCATGGGATGTCCTACGCAATCTATGTAGGTCTGAAGTTGTAAAATATTACTCTCTCTGATCTCTCTAGGACCTGAGTATTCATATATTACAGAGAGTTTTGCACCTGTGCCCTCACTGTCTTCGATAACGGGTTTGACAAATCCAAGTACAGTTTTTGTAATTGTAGGTCTTATAAGTCTACCTTGACTGTCAACAGTATATGTACCAATCTGTTGTTTATCTTTACCTTTACCTATAGTGATAATAGGATTCTTATATCCTTTACCAACATTGACTACCTTAACCTCATTTACTCTTGGTATTAGATCACCGCACTTGGCATATATTGCTGTAGCATTTGGTGGTATTACGAGAGTTGGGAACTTCTCGGTAAAGTTAAGTGTAAACTCGTGTCCAGATTTAGTTCTAAGTTGTAATCCAGCAACTAGATTAGAATTAAATGATGTATCTATAGTTGCTAGTAGTATATGATCTTCATCATAATCAACATCAACAACTTGTAAGACGTCAGGTGATGATGTAGTGACTTGCTCTATATACTCACCATCCTTTACATGTTCTTTTAATCCTATTTTCTTTACCTTGACTCCATATTGTTCGTTAGGACAGAATGTAGTAGCAGGATCAAATCCATATCCTATACCAGATTTTATAACCTCTATTGAATCCACTACACCATTAACAATATTTGGTTTAAATTTAGCACCACTACCCTCTGGTTCATTACATGTAAATTGTGCTCTAACTTGTGCTTCTCTGTTTACGTTCTTACCTTTCTTTCTCATCAATACACCAAGCATTTGACCTATATCATCTACAATTGCTATTGCTTTGATTGGAGTAGTTGACTGTAAATTATCCCACACTAATTCTGGGAAGCATGGTTTTCTGTTCAATATGCCACTGTTACAATTCAACGCAGCAGTTGCGATTTCACCATCTGAAGTATAGAAATTGATGCTCTCAAACCTTTCCAAAGGTCCTTTCTTGTCATCATCATCAGCATCGTCTTTGTCTCTACCTTTCTTCTTACCACCAACTCCAGTCTCAAATACAGATGCACCAATAGCACATGATAGTGAACCCTCACAAAATAAATCAATGAACTCTAAAACTTTGTTAAGGATACCTTGTATCTTATCAGCAGAACCCTTGATAGCTCCCATAACACCTTTCAATATACCCAAGGCATCTTTTATCTTATCCATCAACTTCTTCATAATATCACCTAAGATATTTTGAATAAGACATAGTGCTGTATCTAATACGTTCTCTAACAAATCTTTTAATAATCCCTTGATAAAGTCACCTATCTCACCAAGTATTTGTTTGAATAAACAAGATACTAAATCACCAACATCTTTAAGTTGTTTTCTAACTGCATTATCTTTATCTGGATCTGGTATGCTAAGTTTATCTAAACCATCTGTTACAAGTTTATCAACCTCCTCCATAACCACACCTTTGATGTTTTGTGTAAGTCCTCTAATCTTTGTGTTTATCCTGTTTGATACACTGTTAATTTCCTTTTCAAGATCAACAATATCACCTGTTTTTTTATCAATAAACTCATCAATCTCATTTTTTTCTATACCACGAGCAAACTTCATAAACTCTGCCATAGGACCTTCAAGTTTTGTAGCAGTCTCTGATCCACACTTACCGTTACCGACTTGAACTGTTACTTTCTTGTCATCATCTGCTTTTTTTCCTGCGTCTGACTCACCTTTTGTACCACCATTTTTATTATTACTGGTAATCTCGTTTTTTTCTTGGAACAATACCTCCTTTTTCTTATCTAGACCCGATTTGCTATCTTTATCGGTGTTACTTTCTGAGTTTGGAGTTGCACTACCCGTATCAATATGGTGTCTTTCATCATAATCACCAGCAGCTAATTGTGCAAACCCTTGCTCTGATCCTTTATCTGTACCATAGTTTGTATCTGGATTTTCATCAGTTATAGATCCCATAACAATAGGAATCTGTGCTGAAGCACCATCCATAAAAAATCCAACAACCCAACTGTTAAGTTGTAGTTGATGATGGGATCCAATACCAGACTTTTGTGCATATATTGGTGGCATCAATACCTGTGCCCATGGTAAATGCTTAGTTGGTAACTCTGCTCTACTTGAATTGTGGTATCCTACAATTCTAACTTTTACTTTATTGTTATAGTCAAAATCTGTCTCGTCTATCTCCTTAGTTTCTACATCATAGGAACCATCACCAATATTCTCCACCTGTCCAATCCACCAATTGAACCCATCTTTTCCTATAAAATTAGCAGTTGATTCATACATATTATGCACCAGGACTATCTGTTACTAATGTGAGTGCTGTACCCATCATGTCGTCACCACTATAGAAAGTTCTTTCTAATCTTGCGATGACATATTTACCACTGTTCTCTTCATCTAGGTCTCTACTTCTACCTTTAAAAGTTTCAAGTTCAACAACTTGACCAACAGTTAAATCAAACTTACCAATATATTCTACGTCAACAAATTTATTGTAAAATAATTTTTCTCTAAGCGATGCTTGTGACAATTGCTTCGTAAGTCCTGCAGTATGAGTTCCTTCAGTAAAAAGTGCAGTATCTACTATCTTTGACATAATACGAGTGGAGGAAGTATCCTTTTTAAATTTCTCAAAGTACTCAGGTTTCCTACCCTTATTCAAGAGTGGAACATTGTCATAATATTTATTGATGTCAAATTTGATATTTTTGTAGTTCATATCATAAAGATCAACCGTCATAACGTTACTAGAGTAAGATCCTATGTTCAATCCTTTTAATACATCCACTGATGAACTCACTCGCACACTGTCAACAGACAAAATACTTTCTTCAGATGAATCAGGAGATTCTAACTCTTTTGGTTCGTGACCAACAATAATAGTTTTTACAATTTCATCAGTAGCAAATTTGTCATAGGACTTAAAATTATACCCAAATTTATTTTCAAAAAAGGCGTAACCAGCACTTGAAGATGCACCACTACCTTTAACTGGAATAGATTTTGAAGCAAGCCATGATATTACAGTGAATGGACACCAGAATGGTGATACAAACGAATACTTATTAAAAGTAGGTTCGACATTCTCAGGATCTATGGTTACTGGTGTGTTTAAAACACCTCCCAATATATCTTGAGTGACTATCTGATCTATCCTTTTACCCTCACCTTCACCAAACCTTTTTGACAATTTTATCGCAGCATTATTAATAAAGTCTGGTGTACATAGCATCAAAGTTGCTTTTGATGTAGTACTGGTTGTAACTCTGTCTTGTATGTCGTATATGATATAATATCCACCAATAAGATTCTCCTCATCATCTGCAATCTCAAGATAAACTTGTTCCATTCCCCTTAGGAGAGAACATATACCAGTCTCACTATCTGTTATTTGTATCTCCATTCTTTTGGTTGCAGATTGAATGTCTTCAACATATTTGATGTATAGTGTTTGGTTCAAACCAATAGCATATTCATTACCACCAGCAGTGATATTAAAAGTTATTAATTCAAAGTTACTTTTAGGTTTCATTAGAATTGCGAGGTTTTGTTATACACAGTAAGGTATGGAGACTCTTTAGTCATTGGTCTTGCTGATTGGTTACCTTGAGTTTGCCTCATCGTTGGCATCGTCGGAACGATTTGACTCTCTGCTGCGGAGGTCATAGCTGCTACATCAAGATCAGTTTTATCTTTTGCACTTTGTCTATTTTCATCTATAACTTTATCAGTCAACTCTGAAATATTAGTAACTTGATCACCGTTAGAATTATACATGTTGTTTGTACCACCAAATGCTTTCATCCCTAGATTTGCCATCATACCCATAGGTGTCAACGACAGTGCTTTCTTACCTATGTTGGCAATATTATTAAATGCTGTAGATTTACTGAATGATTTAGCACCCTCAAATATTTTTTGACCACCCATTATAGACATACCCATAGGTGACATCATAAGAGCAGACTTTAATGTTGGTTTACGTGACTTAACAGGTTGCATAGCTCTTCCTGATCCGTCTCCAAGTCCTATACCATCAGCAGTTCCTGTATATGGCATTTTAGGTGCATAGTTCGTATGTAAATTTGGAGGATCACCTTGTACCTGTGGTGGCATAGCAAGTGCACCACCTGGTTGTTGCATACCTCCAGTACTTCCAGCACCTCCACCCATTCCACCTTGAATGGTATTACCTATTAAAGAAATGATATTTTCTAAGAATCCACCTCCAGACTTACCACCCTCTGTCTTCTCATCTGTAGGATCTCCGTCAGTACCAACCTCATAGTTAATAGGAGGAACGCCAAATGCTGACGATACTGATTCAATATTATTTTTAATTGCATCTGCTGAAGTTGTACCAGCTGCGGGTATCTTACTCATCATATCAATCAGTGCAACTGCAGCTGCCTTTGCTGGTAATGCTAGAGTTTCACCAAATGCTTTCTTTAGTTTATCATCTACTACAAAATCATCTTCGATATCTTTTGATATATTCTTTTTAATACCATCTTCTAGTCCAACCTTAGCAAGTGAGGTCTTAGGTTGTGCCATAGGTTCTGTGCCCATGGATTGAGCATTGATAGTCAGTGCATTAGATACATCTGCACCACCAAGTAAACCAGTTGCTGCTTTTACTAGTGGTTGTTTATTTACTTTCCTTGGTGATGTGTTAGGAATCAGATCATTAACTGGACTTAAATCTACGCCAGGTGAAGAGATAGGTTGTACAGTAACACCACCAGTTTCATCTATTGACTGTAGTTTCTCTTTCATCAAAAAGTCTTGACGTACATCATCTCTGTACATCGCTTGCATCATAGCAGTTCTATCGTCTAGAAACTTTCTAAGACTTGAAATAACTTCGGTAAGATGTTCCATTAACTAACTACCTCTCTTTTTGAACCTTTACCAAAGACATCAATAACCACATAATCGTCAACATCTTTATTTACCTCAGTTGGAACTGCATATGGCATAGGTGTTGGGATAGGTATTGGAACTGCCATTTGAGCAATAGACAAATTACCTGACTGTTTACTTGACTGTTTTACGGGTTCATCAATTAAATTATTTTTTACCTCTGAGACGTTTGGTTTCTTTATATTTGGATTTGTAATCTCACTACCACTTTTCTTCTCAGGAGCTGCTATGTTATTTGGTATCCAATCTCTATTGCCAGGTTGTAACCATTTATCATTTGGTTCATTATTCCAGAAATCAAAGTGAACTGGATCTTTCTCACCCTGCCACTTAAATCCATATTTGCCACCGTTTTCTCTCATCCATTCATTTGCTTTTGAGTAGAAGTTTATATCTACTGCCCATCCTTGACCATGTGGAGATAGTCCAACAGGTGCAGGAGTCATAACGTTTGGATCTCCCGCTGCTGCTCGGTCTATTAGTTCTTGTTGTTGTTTCGCACTTCTATATGAAGATGTCACACTCATAGGCAAGTTAACACCATCTTTAGCAGCAGCTGCTACTGCCCTTTCCCACGCTTTCATAGTAGATGGATTTAATATGATAGGCATACCATTACCAGCTATATGTGGATTTGGTGTTGACGATTCTGGTGTACCATCACCTATCATGTTCATATCTTTAGCAGCAAGTGTAGCATCTAACCCTACAGATACAGCAGTTCCGATGCCAGGCACTGTGCCAGCAACACCTGATAACATTTCTAGTCCTGCACCTTTGAAGTCACCCGCCATCATTCGTTGTCCTGCGAATAACAATCCTGCACCAAGACCTATAAATGGTATCTTCTTCAATAGTCCTTTACCTAATGCCTTTCCACCTATCTTAGCGACACTCTTTACACCTATTTTTCTTCCTGCTTTCTTTAGTAAACCTTTAGCTACAGTCTTAGTTCTTCTAACTCCTTTACCAATCTTCTTACCAATCTTAGTCTTTTTCAACATGTTTTTACCAGCTCTTAACAAGTTAAAAAGACCTCCACCACCACCACCTTGCATTTGTTGTTCTGCTAAGGGAAGTGCCTTGGGAATATCTACACCAGTGCCACTACCTACTGAGAAGTTTTGTAATTTTCCAGATAAACCAAAGTTTCCCTCTATACTATCAACAGCACTTATACCAAAAATAGATGCTAATGTGTTAGCTTCTGCCATAACTCCAGCTCTTGCTGTCGAGTTAGGTAATTTTTTAAGAAATCCTAGTGAAGATGAGATTAATACAGATGCACCTTCTCTATACATTGCTTCTATTGCTTCACCAAACTTAGCAACTGGAATAACCAACTCAGGACCTGCTTCTCCTATAAGTGCTGGTGTTGCTGATCGAACATATCC